TATCTCTTGCTCCTTTTACTAAATAAACTGCCATTTAAATTTTATTATAAATATTAATATAAGAATTTAATCTTTTATTTCCTATTTTATTTGTCATTGTGTGTTAATATTCCGCCTGCATAGTAAACATCATCTGTTTCTACGTTTAATGTATAGACTGTAAATGATCCTGTTTCTGGAGTAATAGAAGTAATTTCTACTAACTCTCCGCTTACGTTTTCAAAGTAATCTCCTGTTTGAATAAGGTCAGCTGCTCTAGTAATCCATTCATCACCTCTTTTAACAACATGAGTGTGAGAAGGAGTAGTCTTTAATAAACCACTATTAAAGTTCAATACTACAGCTGATGAAGCTGAAACGTTTGCTGTTACTATTGCTGATGATTGAGAACCGTCTATATTACTTCCGCTCCAAACTCTAAGTTCTTCTACAGTCATATCGTCATCAAATAAATTTATATCTTTAGATAATACTTCGTCACTAACTACTAAAGTCTCTACAGCTACTGAAGAGCTAGGAGAAGTGCTAATCATAGTTCCTTCTATTACACAACAGGTTCCTATAAAGTTCATAGTACCTGTTCCAGTTGCTTGCCAATAAGAACCGCCAGATGCAGCGTAATAAGCAGCTGGGTTTACCACACCTGATCCGTATTGACTAGTGTAAACTATTCCACTCGACGGATTTCCACCAACACTCCAGTATGTAGTATCAACTGAGTCTGCACAAGCCCCACCAGATGTACCGTTTGCGCCGGTTAATGTAAATGATGATCTAGCAGCAGGTGGTGATGTACTTGGCGTAATAGATGGTGTTGCACTATTAGGTGGACTATTAGGTGGTGTCTCTGATGGTGTTACTGATGGTGTTGCACTATTAGGTGGACTATTAGGTGGTGAATTTGGTGGACTATTAGGCGGACTATTAGGCGGACTATTAGGCGGACTGTTAGGTGGTGTGCCTGGTGGTGAATTCGGAGGGCTGTTTGGTGGACTGTTCGGTGGTGAATTTGGTGGTGTTGTTGATGGTGTTACACTTAAAGATGGTGTTGCACTAGGAGTAGAGCTTACTGTTATAGTTGGTGTTACTGATATAGTGGGTGTTGCTGAATTACCAGGAGTTCCTGATACTGATGGTGTAATAGATGGAGATACGGTTATAGATGGTGTAATAGATGGAGATACTGTAATACTTGGAGTTACACTTATGGTTGGAGTGTTACTAGGAGTAACATCTGGTGTTGTTGTTACTGTAGGAGTAATAGATGGTGTAGGAGACGCAGGAACAAAAGTTTCAATAGTAAATGCACATATGAATGATGCATCGAAATTTTCTATATCAAATAATAGGTTAAGTCCTGATTCTTTAGTAAACTCGTTTCCAGGGGATAAACTTTGAGTAGTTGCTACAATTAAACTGCCATCAAATTCTCCGTCAAGTTTAGCTACTTCAAAATTATGATAGTTTTGTAGTGCTGATCCTGAAGGTGTAAGGACTGTCTTAATATAAGAAGTACTACCACTAAACGGAGTATCAAATGCTCCACCGTCAGCTCCTTTAAAAGTACCTATAGATTTAGATCCTGTGTATTCTCTTTGAGAAAATGAACCTGAGACAAGTTTTGCTTTACTTCTGTTTAGTACATTTGGTTTTACAATTATACCTACTGAAGCATTAGTTCGTGCTGGTACATAATCTTTTATAGATTTAAAAAGAGTATTGTCAAAAAATCTTATTAAGTTAACAAAATCTTTTATATTATATCTAGTATTAGTACTAGTATAGCTTTCTAGTAATCCTTCTAATCCAGAATACTTAGTGTTAAACTCATCAGATGGAGCTCCTATATAATCATCAATATTTAAACCTCCTGCAGCTGATGCTGAATTATAAATTTGTATATTTTCATTATCAGCAGTTGAAAAACCTACTTCTAGAGTATGTCTTGTTTTAGACTTTTTAAAAGGGCTTCTATGTATAGTAACTTCTGAGGATAGTGTTTGACCTTCTATCAATGAACCTGTATGTTCTATATAAATGTTATCTAACGAAGAAGATACTAACGCTAAAGAGCTTGTTATATGCTCCTCAGGAGATAAGTATACGCTATCTGAAAATGTAGATTCATTTGGTGCTTCTGTATTACCGTGTAACCTAATTGTAAGTATATCAGATGGTATACCATAACAGTTTATTAATGCCCTCAAGCCTCTTTCCGTACCTTTAGATTTTACTAAATACGGTAGGTTGTGATAAATTCTTTTGTATACTTCTTGTGCATATGCCTGTTGAGGCATTGGCTGTAGATACTCGTTAGGTCCTGCTGAAGCTGTAACATGTATAGCTCCATAATTAGAACTACCTGAGGTATATTCTTGACCTGTAAAGTAACTAAATAAATTTTCTAACGATTCATTACTAGAATATAGTTTTACTCCAAAACTTCTTAAAGCATCTCCTACAAGGTCTTTTGATATTCCAAAATCTAACCTATTATCATTATCGTACTTATCAGTTAAAGCTTTTTGGTACACCCATATATTATCAAAGTGTTGACCTAGCATGTATATAAAGGTAAGAAGCTCATTATTATCCGAGTCTTCTCTTATAAAAGCAGGTATAGCATTAGTAAGTGAATTAAAATTAGAAGTATCAAAATTTGATGCTGATGCTATATTACTGTTGAACCAAGTTGTAGTTGATGCTACACTACTACTTACTAAGCTGTAAGGTCTGGAGCTATTAGATTTAGGCCAAGAATAAGAACCACTTTCATAATATAAAAACCTATCGTAGTGATCAAAGTTATTGATTACTCCTGTAATTAAACCTTCGTAGTGTTGAATACTACCAGTTATGTCAGTATTATTTGCACTCTGACTTTTCAGGGTTGCTACACTTCCGCTATAAGATTCTAATAACTGTAATTTATATTTAAAGTTTCTTAGCCTTTCTTCAGCTGAGCCAAAATGAACAAATTCAGATAATTCTGTATGATCAATACTTACTATAGAGCCGCTTTCATTAGTTAGTGACATTAACTCATAGTAAGAGCTAGATACAGGATAACTAAATAATTCATCAAAATTAAAAAATTGACTAGGAGTACCACTTAAATCTTCAGTATCTATATCAAAATTAGGACCAGCTAATTTAGGGTAAATCGTTTCTTCTGGTATAACTTCTCCTTGTATTTCATAAGCTAAAGAATCGCTTATAAACTCTACTATACTACAGGTATCTCTTTGTCTAAAAGTATCTGGTAGAGGTTCGTATAATTTAACTAATACTGCTCTTTGATCTCTATATAGTTCAGTAGATATGTTTATTCCTACTACATGAGTATTATTTAAAAAACTTAATTTGAAATCACTAAAATAGGAATCAGAATCTAATGCTGTTCTTATTCCTGCAGCTGTTTGCAGTACGAATTCGTTGGGTAGCTGTGTGGTAAGTAGCCTTATTTCTTTTCTATCTCTTGAAATAGATTCAATATAGAAAAGAGGATTTTTATTAGTAGGACTAAAAAGATTATTAATAAAATTATATACTAATCTTACTCCTCCTGAGTTATATCCTAATGCTATTGAATCCTGTACAGGGTCTACATTAATGGTGGACTCTCCTGATTTACCTGCTCCGGCAGCTGTTTGTAGAAAAGAGTACCCCTTATAGTTGTAATCAGACTTTAAAAGAGTACCGGTCTGACTATAAGCATGTAGCTCAATAGAATTATTATTTACTGAAAAGGTATTATTTACTTTAAAATCACCAAATAGGAGAACATCTTTAGGTTCAAATCTTTGGATATCAGTAACCTGTTCAGGAAATAAAGGTAATACTTTAAATTCTATTTTAGCCATTACTATCTGTAGTTAGGTTCTGTAGTTGTAATTCAAGTATAGTTTCTTGATTATCTACAAGTTGGGCTCTTAGATTAGTAATCTCATCTAATAGCGGTTGAATTCTTTCATTATCTTCTTCAAAATCTACTAATTCTAAACTCTTTTTTATTAAGTATTCATGAGATGTATTACTATTCCTTAAAGGGATTTCAAAATAAAGTTTATTATATAATCTGAATATTTCTTGTACAGTATCGTTATCCTCTAAATCTTCTGGAGGAGTAAAGAATTTGAAATCTCTATCTATAACGTTATCAAATTCCGGTTTATTAAATACTGTCTTTTGAATTTTTATTTCAGCCATTTTTAACTACTTTAAAAATATTATCATTATCTATAACCACATCACTCCCATCTAAAGAAGAGCTAATTAATACCCTATAGTACCTTTCAGGCTCTAAGTTAGTTAAATGTAAATCAAAGAAACTTCCATCAGAATCGCAACTGATTTTTGTAAAAGTCGGATCAAAATCTACTATATTTTCTTTAGTGAACTCATCTTGTATTGCGTATGTACTGGTAGAAGGAAGAGCAAAATTGGTTTTATATATAGAGCCTGTGGTAAATGTCCTTGTAGGATACTTAGGTTTACTAGTTACTCTAAATCTCTTTTTGCCTACATTACTATATTCCCCTGTATTATTATTTATTCCTATAGTAACCTTATCGGTACTAATAACAGAGTTACTACCTGTTACAAATGAAGAATCGTCCCATTTAAATTCTAAATAAGGTCTATATATTGTATTTGTATTTTCAGAAAAATATTTTAATTTTATAGAAGATGTTGTACTAAACTCAGTATCATCGTGTAGTTTAAGAATAAACCCGTTATTAGTTATAGAGGATGAATATTGTAATTTTACAGCTTCTGTTACGTTGATATCTAGATCTTTTTTATCTGAATAACCAAAGGAAGAAGTTGTTTCTAGATCAATATTATTGGAACCGGTAAGCCATACTCCTCCACCAACAAGGCTGCCAGAATAAGACCCAGTAGAGTTTGCAGGTAGTACTGATAACTGCCAGGCATTAGCTCGGTCAGGGTTTCTATGTTTCCAGGTTACTCCTGATCTATCGGTGGGAGTGTCTTCAATTTTTCCTACACCTTTAGTAAAGCTTTCAGCTAGTGGCCAGGCATATATAGATAGACTAGATGGTAGCTCAGATGCTTCTGCTATAGTATAGTTTATACTGGCAGAGAAAGAGCTAGCTACTATATTATCTAAAGTAGATTCTACTTCAGTACTTTTAAATTTAACTAAAATACGAGATGACTCTCCTTTTATAGTTTGATTAGGAAAACCAGCAAGTTCTACTATTTCATCTATACCGGCATTTGATTCCGATTTGAATGAAGTAATAAATGCGTCTGCTTCAGGATATATTCTGTATACTGCCATTTTAAACTGTTATTATTCTACCTTTAACATCTGAATCTGGATATTTTAATTCAAAGAAACATGGATCGTAAGACGGGTATATTACATTATTTCTAGTAGCTCCTTTTACATCGTAGCCATATTCAGAATAATTACCTCCTACTTTATTTACTATTTCTAATTTTTGTACTGTTTGTACACCTTTTACTCTATCTAAAACTGTTGTTATCCTTGCTAGATTGATAGGTTGGTTAATATTTCTATTAGCTGTTATAAAGTACTCTTTTACTTTTTGAATACAATCTAATAGTACTTGTCTTCCTGTATAGCTTGGTAGAGCTAGTACTTCAAAATTTATTCCTATATTTACTATAAATGCATCTCTTATATTTAAACTATCAGATATCATCATATATTGAGATAAATAATTTTTTAAGTTTTTCTTAAGAGTATCTGTTGAGTAAATTAATTTTTTATTGTTGTCATATGCTAATGTATATAAAGATAAAGAGAATGGATTATTGCTAACTAAAGGGTTATTTAATTCGTTAGCGGTTGCTTCATCTTTTGTTACATAAGTCTTTGCTACGGTTCCAAATTTAGTTGGAAGTGATTGAGCTCTTACATTATAATCTTGTAGAGTTACTGCTCTACCTTGTTCGTTAAATGATCGTAGTGCATTTTCTCTTATTTCTTGAACAGTATCTCCGTCTTTACCTCCAGTAGCAGGTAGAGGGTTATTAAATGCCAGGGTACCGGCATAAGTAGAATCAGTTGCAGTTGCAGATACTGTCGACTGTTGAGTTACCGTATTAGCAGGAACGTTAGCACTTATTCCACCTCCTTTCAAATATGTAATAGTAAGTGTGGTATTAGATGGTGCTACTCCGTATGTTCTAGAAAATAGAAAGTTTGAAGGATCATAGGAGTGATCGATTCTTGATAAACCGTCAGCGTTCCCTATTCCTACATTAGTAGGGTTGGGGATGATAACTGAGTCGTCTGAAGCACTTATTCCGGCACCAAACTGTAGCTGTAGATTTCCAGCTGAGTTAAACCTTGTTACGTATCTATAAGGTACCTTCTTTAATGTGAGTTTATTAGCTACTGATCCTGCATCGTCTCCGGTATTAGCTTCTTCGTCATATACTGTTTCTTGACCTAAGTAAGGTACTTCTGTCCATGAATTACCTCCAGAGTCAGTAACCGACAGTATCCCTATTATATCTGTATCCTCTATAGTAATAGTTTTAAATTTTTCTGCATTTCCTATTGCTTCGGTTACTACAGTAGTTTCTCCAGAGAATGCTTTCGCTTTCTTTTTAAGAGTATACTCAGCAGGATTACCTCCTGCAATAGATGCTACTGTAATAGTGGTTGGGTCGTATGAGCTTGAAAATCCAAAGTCTATTGATTGATCTATAAGAAATGCCGGTTGTCCCGAGGTTGTAGCTTTAAGCTGGGAGTTAGCAGCTATCAATAGAGCTTGATTAAAATTAGGTTCGTAGTCGGCTCCTGTAGATGCTACGTTTTGAGTAATTTCTACATCTACTTCAGATACAGTTGTAATCTTTGGTCTATATCCTAATGTATATGCAAGGGAGTATAGATTTTCAGGATTTTTAGCATGCTGAACAAAAGTCTCTTGAAGTTGAGTATCTGAATAAAATGATAGTACGTCACCTACATATGCTGCCATCTCTATAAACATCATTCCAGGAGATGTTGGAGAAAAGTCATTATAAGTATCAGGAAAATAATTTTTAGCAAACTCTACTAATGAGTTTTTAAAATCATTAAAATCTCTATTTATGTACTTTATGTCTCTTAATTCTTTCATTATAATTCAAAATTAATGGCTACAGTATCTTCAATTCCTGTATCTTGTATTTGATATCTCATACTAAAGGTAACGGTGTTGTCGTCTGGGCTGCCTACTGTGTTTATTTTAACTGGTACTACTTGAGGAAAGTTGTTACGTAGTGAATCTCTTACCTCCCCATCTATAGCATCAACATTCTGCTTAGTAATATTTTCAAAAAGTAAATTACGTAATCCGGTACCAAAAGTAGGATTAAGAAATCTTTCACCTTTACCAGTAAGAAAGAAATTAATTAAATTATTCTTAATTGCATCTTTAGTAGTAAAAGTAGAGTTAAATACACTTAAACCTGAAAAAGGTAAAGACACACCTATTGCTTTACGAGGTTGTAGATCAAGTGGATTAATTTTTTTTGCTTCAAATGCCATTATACTGGTTGTCTCGTTTTATCTTTTTTATTTGCTGCATCTAATATAGATTTAGCTTTGCCTACAAAGTCCAACTTACTTATATCTATACCGGGCATAGGACCGCTATTTTCAGTCAATCCCATTTGGTTTGCAAGTTTGTTAGAAGTAGTAGTGTTTACAGGAGAGCCTGTAGCTCCGGTTATTTGTTTATAGTCTTCACTAGTCATTTCGCCGGCTGTTTGATTAAGCATTTCTTCTAGTGGGACTGTTCCTGTATTAATCTTGCCTGTAGACCAGGTTTGTTTTAAATCTTTTTGTACAACTGGTTTATATTCGTTAAACTTTTGTACATTAGGGGTAGCAGGTGTACTGGCAACCTTTACGGCTTCAGTAAGCATGTCTTGCAACTCTTCTTTTATAGCTGCTTTTACTTCCTCTCTTAT